CAATGTTTACATCATGGAGTTCTAAATGCCAGCAGTCCCAATAATTGCCGCTGTTGCTTCTGTCCCTGCCGCAATTGGAGCCGCAGCCGCAACCGCTGTTGGAGTTGGTACTGTCAGCGCAGTGGCCGCAACCGCCATTGGCTCTGGCATCATTGCTGGTGGCATTACAGCAGTTCAGGGTGGTGACATTAGCGATGTTCTGGAGTCTGCCGTTATAGGTGGAGCCACAGCGTTTGTTGGTGGAACTGTCGCAAATGCTGTTGGAAATACGGTAGCCGCTGCAACTGGCAGTCAGATCGCTGGCGCTGCCGCCGGAAGTGCAGCAGGGACATTGGCTACTGGTGGAACTGGCGAACAGGCTCTGGCAAGTGGCCTATTGAGTGGTGTGGGCGCTGGAATCAACGAGGCCAAGCTGGCTGCTGCTGATGATTATCTGAGCAGTTTCCCTAGTGGTTTGGGTGAATACACCGATATTCCGGCAGACGTTAGTGACTTTGACGTTATCGCACCACCAACACCGCCGACCTATGATTTCCCTGAAGTAACGCCTGTCAACATTGACACAACCTTGGCGGCTCTTAACGTAGCCCAAGCTGTTGCGCCTTCTGCTGTGACCGCTTTGTTGACTCAAAACGCCTATGAAGCAGCAACCCAAGACGATCAGGGCAATTACTCGTATCCCATCGTTCCAGTGCCTGGTGATTGGCGCTCGCCTGAATACGACATGGCTTTTACGCCATCATCACCAATTGACTTTGGCTCGCCTGAAATGTTGGCTGGCACACAGTTCGCCCAACAGCCTGTTGCTCAAATGCAACAACCAATGGACTTGTCAACTCTGATTAACAGCTTGAACCTTCCACCGCCACAACAAATGCCTGAGTTTGGCATGGATCAGGTTGTGGGCAACATCAATGATGTGCCAATGTCTATCAACGACATTATTGGTAGCCTCGGCCAACCCGTCCAGCCGTTTGACATGAGCCAGAACATTGGTCAACTGAACAACGCTCCGGCATCACTTAACAGCATCATTGCAGGAATACAAAGCCAATATGGATAAAAAACTCAAAGCGCAGTGGGCTAACAATCTTCTCGTTGATGACTTTTTCGTAGAAGTCATGAATGATTTGAAAAATCAGCAAATTAGTGTGATAATTAACACAAATCGAGATGAGGTAGAGGAGCGTGAAGCTGCTTACAGCCACATCAAGACGCTTGACCTGTTTTTGGGACACTTGCAAGGCATAGCCGCAGAGACCAAGATTCAGGACAAAAAGTGGAAGATTCTGTGAGGAAACTCACCCGCCGTCTGGACGGTTTCCAGCGAAAACTGAGATAACACATGGAAAACACCAACCCTTCGGGGAGTGAAAGCCTGAACGTAAACCAAGCCGCTAATGCGTTTCTGGGTTTGATGGGTAACGATGGAGCCGATGAAGGCCAACCGGAGGAGCCGATTGAAGAAGAAGCAAGTGGTGAAGTTGAAGATGAGACTACTGAGGTAGAGGATTCTGAGCCTGTAGAGGAAGTAAAACCCCGTTACAAGGCAAAAGTCGGTGGTGAGGAAGTTGAGGTCGAACTTGACGAACTGATTAACGGCTATCAACGCAGCAAGGATTACACCCAAAAATCTCAGGCTCTTGCTGAACAACGCAAGGCTATTGAGGCCGAGCGTGAACATCTTGAGCAGGTTAAACAAGAGCGACAAGCATACGCCCAGAAACTGAAGGCACTCGATAGTTTCCTGAGCCAACAGAATAAGGGTGAGGACTTAGAAGTTCTGAAAGAGACAGACCCTATCGGCTATGCCGTTAAGGTAGCGGAACAGTCGCAGCGTGAGAAGCAGTTAGCAGTTGTTCGTGCTGAACAGCAACGCATTGCCCAACAGCAACAAGCGGAGCAGCAGCAAACCCTGCAAAACCACCTCAAGGCTGAAGCTGAAAAGCTCGCGTCTGTCATCCCAGAACTGGCTACGCCAAAAGGTGATGCGATCCGGAAGGAAATCCGTGAATACGCAAAATCTGTTGGTTGGTCAGATCAAGAACTCGCCTCAGTGTATGACCATCGCGCTGTGCTGACTTTGTATAAAGCGATGAAGTTTGAGCAGCTTCAAAAGGGTAAGCCGGAGACTTTGAAGAAAGTCCAGCAAGCCCCAAAGATGCTCAAACCCGGAACTTCAACGCCAGACACTAAGTCAACGCAAGACAAACAAGTGATGCAAAGGCTGCGTCAATCCGGCAAAGTCCGTGATGCTGCTGCTGCATTTGAACGGTTCCTTTAAATTTTTGGAGTTTTGAAATGGCTACCTATCAAACCTATACCGCTATTGGTCAGCGTGAAGACCTGTCTGACGTTATCTATAACATCAGCCCCACTGACACCCCTTTCATGTCGTCTATCGGCAAGACAAAGGCCACTGCTACTTATCACGAGTGGCAAACTGACGCTCTGGCTGCTCCAGCTTTGGGCGGCGCTGTTGAAGGTGCTGATGCCTCTAGCATCACTGCCTCGCCAACATCGCGTATCGGTAACCGAACTCAGATTTTCACCAAGTCTGTGGCTGTGGCTGGCACTTTGGAAGCTGTTGACAAGGCTGGCCGTAAGTCTGAAAAGGCTTACCAGATGGCTAAAGTTTCGGCTGAACTGAAGCGCAACATCGAACTGACCCTGTTGTCCAACCAAATTGCTGCTGTGGGCGACTCCAGCACTGCTCGCACTATGGGCGGTCTGCAAGCCTGGTTGTCCACCAACGGCGACTTTGGTACTGATGGCGTTGCTGGTTCCGGCGGTACTACTGCCCGTACCAACGGCACAAACCGCACCTTCACTGAGACAATCTTGAAGACTGTGGTTGCTGAGGTTTACACCTCCGGCGGTTCGCCAAAAGTCCTGATGGTCAACCCTGCTCACAAGCAAGTTGTTTCGGCCTTCGCTGGTATCGCTGCACAGCGTTACATGGCTCCTTCTGACCAGCCAACCACCATCATCGGCGCTGCTGATGTTTACATGAGCGATTTCGGCACTATCTCGGTTGTGCCTAACCGCTTCATGAACAGCACTAACGCTGGCAACGAAACCGCTTTCGTGGTTGATCCTGACATGGCCGCTGTGGCTTACCTGCGTCCTTTCGAGACCATTGAATTGGCTAAGACTGGTGACGCTGAGAAGACTCAGTTGCTGGCTGAATTGACTCTGGAAGTCAAGAACCAAGCTGCTCACGGCATCATTGCAGATTTGAGCTGATCTAGCGTAAGTTAGGAGAAGCCTCCCTCGGGAAACCTTGGGGGGCTTTTTTATTTACTATGCCAATGATAGAATTGCAATTATGGAAAACCCTACATTTCGCAAATCTGTTGCTCACGCTGATGGCGAGGGTGGTTTGGTCATTCAAACTGCTCAGGATGTAAGTGCAATCATTGAGCGTAACAAACAAGAATTCAACAGCTATGACGAACGGGCCAAGTGGTCTGATGAGCTGTATGGCAACAAAGTGGCATCCATTCCACTGACTGCGATTGATGACCTAAATAAGCAGGGAATCATGCGCGGATTTCACGTTATTGATAATGCTCGGTTTGCGATGTGGCTAAATAATCCAGACAATCGAGCATGGCGCACACGACCAGGAGTAATCTAAATGAGTTTCACAAGTTACTCTGATCTAAAGACGACCATTGCTGGTTATCTTGCTCGCTCTGACCTGACAGCGCAGATTCCAGACTTTATTCGTTTGGCTGAACTGCGTTTGCGCCGTGACCTGCGTATCCGTCAAATGCTGAAATCTGTCACGACTGCGACAGTTGCTGCTGACAGTACCGTAGAGCTGCCAAGCGATTTCCTTGAAGTCCGTGATTTGGTGATTGTTGGAAATCCTCCTCAACCACTGAATTACTCAAGCCCTTCTGCGTTTACGCGCAATGCTCGGACATGGGAGTCAGGCAAGCCACTGGATTACACAGTTTTGGCTAATGACTTCCAGCTTGCTCCAGTTCCTGATGGTGTCTATACAGTGCAAATGCTTTACTTTGCTGCACCTGCGTTCTTGAGCGATTCCAATACAAGCAACGTATTTTTGGCTAATACGCCTGATGTTTTGCTTTATGGCTCGTTGCTTGAGGCAGAGCCTTATTTGATGAACGATGCTCGGATTAACACATGGGGAACTATGTTTGATCGTGCGCTTTCGTCAATCACACGCTCTGACGAACAAGGTCAGTATTCAGGCGTACCGCTTGCAATGAAAACAACTCTGTGAGGTAAATCATGGCTGAAATGTCGAACTACTTGGAGAATGCGCTTATCAATGCGACTCTCCGCAACACTGCTTACACATCCCCTTCGGTTGTGTATCTTGGTCTTTACACCAGTGACCCAACTGATGCCGATTCCGGCACTGAGGTAACTGGCAATGCTTATGCTCGTCAAGCAATCACTTTTGGCGCTCCTTCCAACGGTGTGACAACTAACACTGCTGCGATTGAGTTTCCTCAAGCAACAGGCTCTTGGGGTACTGTCACACACATTGGCATTGAAGACGCTTTGACAGGCGGCAATCTGCTTTATCACAGCCCTCTGGATGCCTCTAAAACTATTGCAACTGGTGACGTTTTTCGCGTTGCCATTGGTTCACTGAGCGTCACACTGGCTTGATATGGCTGATCTGCTCCCACCGTGGACGATAGATAGTCTTGACCAGCTAAAAGCTAGTCTTGATGATCTGACGCTCACGCTGGACAGCGATCTTTATCAAACCTCTGTCACTCTTTGGGATGCTTACAGTTCTGTCAATGCGACAGCAACAGTAAACGCTCAAGCGGTTCGTGTTCAGACTGCAAGCGCAAGCATTACGGCATCGGCCAGTGTCTCTGCTAACGCTATTCGTGTTCAGTTTGCTGATGCTAGTGTCAGTGCGTCTGCTTCTGTTTCTGCTGATGCAACCAGGGTTCAATTTGCAAATGCTGCTGTAACGGCTAATGCAACGGTCTCTGCTGATGCGATTCGTGTCCAGTTTGGTGCTGGCGCTATAACAGCCAATGCAACTGTCACGGCCAGCGGAACAAGAGTTCAATTTGGCGATGCCGCGATCACCGCAGAAGCAATTGTTACTGCTCTTGGCGGTGTTGTGGCGAATGGTGAGGCGAGCATTACAGCAGACGCAACGGTTTCTGCTGCCGCTATACGTGTTCGCAATGCTGATGCTGCTGTGTCTTGCAGTGCAACGGTAACTGCCTTGGGTGGTGTTGTTGCTGATGGCGTGGCATCGGTGGTTTGTGATGCTCAAGTGCTTGCTTCTGCCAGTGCGATTTATGCTGGTGTTGGCTCAGTAACTGGTACTGCAATAGTTTCCGCTGCCGCTACGAATGGTGGAGGCTGGTCTGTTGACACTGAGTCAGACAACACTTGGACAGTAATCTCAAACAATCAAAACACATGGTCTGAAATTACTGTTTCGGACAACACATGGGAAGAAGTGGCTGCATCAAGTAATTCTTGGTCACAGGCATCAAACGGGAACAACACATGGCAACTACAAAACTGACATTTGGCGAATGGATGCCTGACCAGCCTGGAATCTCTGGCGCTTTGAATGATGCCAAGAATGTTGTTTCTCAGGCTATCGGTTACGGTCCATTGCCTACGGCTGTAACATTCTCTGCTGCTGCCTCTGAGAACTTGACAACGCTTGTTGCTGGAAAAACACCCGCTAACACAACCAAACTTTTTGCGGCTGGCTCAACAAAGATTTTTGATGTGTCTGGTGTTGGCGCTTTGACTAACGTATCAAAGTCTGGTGGCTACACTCCAAACGCATTTAATGACAGATTTCGGTTTACGCAGTTTGGCAATGTCATCATTGGAACGAACTTTAGCGATCCGATGCAAGCCTATACATTGGGAACTTCTACGGCATTTGCTGACCTTGCTGCTGGCGCACCAGTTTGCAAGTTTTTGACTGTCGTTCGTGACTTTGTTGTTACTGCTTTCACCACTGAATCCTCTACTGTTTACCCTTCACGGGTTCGCTGGTCTGGCATCAACGATGAAACCGCATGGGGTACAAGCCAAGTAACGCAAGCCGATTTCCAAGACATTCCTGACGGTGGCCCGATTGTTGGCATCCGTGGCGGTGAGTTTGGCTTAGTGTTCATGGAAAAAGGCATCAGCCGGATGAGCTACATCGGCACTCCTTTTATTTTCCAGTTTGACAACATTTCTAGGGGCAAAGGTTGTATTGCTGCTGGCTCGATTGCTCAGACGCAAGGCGTGACCTTCTTCTTGTCAGACGATGGCTTTTATTTGTGTGATGGACAACAAATCCAGGCTATCGGGTCTGAAAAAGTTGATCGCTGGTTCTTTGCTAATGCAGATGAAAGCGCATTTGACACAATGAGCGCGGCTGTTGACCCTGTTCGCAAGCTGATTATCTGGAACTTCAAGACAACATTCGCACAGCGCCAGCTCATCATCTACAACTTTAAAACACAAAAATGGACTTATGGTGATGCTGGCGCAGATTACATCTCTGATGCTTCAACGGCTGCAACAACGCTTGAAGGCTTGGACTCTATTTCTACTAGCATTGATGCTCTACCTGTAAGCCTTGACTCGATTCTCTACATGGGCGGCAAGTATTTCCTCGGCGGCACTCAAGGCGCTTATGTTGTGACATACAACGGCGCACCCGCCACTGGACAACTAATTACAGGCGATTTGAACGCTGGTGGACGCTCTGTTGTGACATTGGCTAGGCCGCTTGTAGATAACGGCTCTGCGACTGTTTCCGTGGCTTCTAGGACGCTTCTGAATCAAGAATTGTCGTTTAGCACGCCTGTTGCTGCTGATTCTGAAAACAGGGTTTCGCTAAGGTCTAATGGAAACTTCCATCGGTTTAAAGTTGTGCCAACAGGGAGCAACTGGTCAACTGCTGTTTCTTTGGATATTGAACTTTCAGGTCAGGGCGCACGATGACAGTTCAATTCAGAACACTCCCTCCGTTTGGTGGAGACCCTCGCGCTGTCTCTGAGGTCGTTAATGGCATCATGAATGGCAAGACCAATAACACAGGTCTTGTCACTCTTGCGACAGGCGATGCTACAAGCACAACGATTTATGACGCAAGGATCAGCCCTGACAGCAAGATTATTGTCATTCCTTACAGTGCGGCTGCGTTTACTGATTCAACGCCTTATGGTGCTTTTCAGGACTCAACTGACCAGACTGCTGCATCGACAACTGCTGCTTACCCTGTAACCTTCAACACAGTTGACTTTACTAACGGCATTTCTGTTGTAAGCAACTCAAGGATTACGGTTAAGAGTTACGGCATTTACAACGTCCAATTTAGCATCCAATTCACGAACACTGATACGCAAATTCAAGATATTGATATTTGGTTCAGGAAGAATGGAACAAACATAGACAACTCAAACAGCCGCTTTTCTGTTCCAAACAGTCACGGCGGTGTTGATGGTCACTTGATTGCTGCCTTGAACTTCTGGGTTGAGTTGGCGGCTAATGATTACGTTGAAATCGTGTGGCGAACTACCAGCACTGCGGTGTCAATCCAGCAGCTTCCAACGCAGACAAGTCCAACAAGGCCAGCAACGCCCTCTGCGATTGTTACTGTGAACTTTGCCTCATCAAACGGCACAAGTGCGGCTGGTGACTATTCTGTGTATGTCAGCGCCCAAGCAAAGGGTTCGGCAACATTGACGCACTTTGCAAATTCAACAGCTAACAAGACATACGCCTATGTTGTTGTCGGCTAAAAATGTTTATAATGATTCCATCGGATCACCCGCTATGGAATCCACAACTTTTAGGAGTTAATCATGGCGGTTACGCAAACCACTCAAATTGATCCAACCATCCAGCCATTCTTGTCTTATGGACTAGGTGAGGCGCAACGTCTTTACCAGGCTGGTGGCCCTCAGTTCTTTACTGGCGACACCTTTGTCCGACCTTCTGAGACAACCCAAACAGGTCTGCAAGCCCTAGAGCAACGTGCCACACAGGGCAATCCTTTGTTGGGTGCTGCTCAACAACAATTGCAACGTGAAATCAGTGGCGAGTTTCTTGGTGGTAATCCTTTCTTCCAAGGCGCTTTTGCTCCGGCGGCTCAGGCCGCGACAACTCAGTTTCAGAAGGCAATTGGCGATATTGGCTCTGCTGCCTCTCGTGCTGGCCGTTACAACTCTGGCGCAATGCAAAACCTGCAAGGCCAAGCATCTAACGCTCTGGCACAGCAATTGGCAAACACTGCTGGTCAACTGGCTTTCCAGAACTACAATGCTGAACGTCAGCGCCAAACTGCTGCGACTATGGCTGCGCCTCAAATGTCTCAGGCTGACTACCAAGACATTCAGAATCTGCTGAACGCTGGTCAACTGCGTGAGGGCTACACTGGAAGACAGTTGCAGTCTGACATTAACCGCTTCAACTTCCAGCAAAACGCTCCTCAACAGAATCTTGCAACATTCTTGTCAAGCGTCTATGGCAACCCATTGACCCGTCAAGGTCAGCAAGTTACAAGCGGCGTGCAAGAAACATCTAACCTGCAAAACTTGTTAGGTACTGCTGCAACCATTGGCGGTCTTTACAAGAATCTGGGTGGTTCTACTGGTGTTAGCAACTTGTGGAACGCTGGCAGAAGCTGGCTTGGCGGTGGTGGTGGCGGTGGCTTCCAAGCTGACCCGACTGCTTACGCTTTCGGCTCTAACTATTGGGACTAATCATGACCGGACTACTTGATATTTTCGGCACAAGTGGCACTGATACGCTTGGTCTTTTGGGCATGAGTCCAGAGGCCATTAAACGTAGCCGTGATGACGCTCAGGCTCAAGCCTTGTATTCCTTGGCTGGTTCTTTGCTGTCTGGTGGACCTACAGGCCTGTCAATCGTGCGCGGCTTGCAGCAGGGTAGCCAAGCATACAGAAACGCCATGCAGGGCCAATTGCAAGAACAACTGCAAAGCACTCAACTGCAAGATGCGCTTCGTAAACGCAGGGCAGAAGAACAAGCATTGGCGCGCCAGCAAATGATTGACCGTGCTGTGGCTGGTTCATTCCAACCTGCTCAGGCGGCTGCACCTGCTCAGTTCTACGGCCAAGAAACTCAAATGCCTTTGATGGACGATGAGGGCCAAATGATGCCTGGTGCTACGGCTCCTGTTGCTGGTCGTGCTGCTGGCCTTGATTTGCAGTCTCTTGCGCCTCTGTTGATGGCAACCCCTCAAGGCCGCAAAACATTGTCTGAATTGGTTACTGCTCAAAAGGGCTTGGCTGGTGAGACATTTAACCTTGCTGAAGGCGCAACACTTGGCCGAATCAATCCATTGACAAATCAGGTCGATATTATTGCTCGTGGCACACCAAAGCCAGTGGCTGTCCCTAAGCTGACAGGCAAGGAAGGTAATGCCGCTTTGATGCTTTACGGCACTGATGATGTTGAAAGACTGCGTAACATTCCTGGTGCTGTTGACAAGATTCGCATTGAAGCTACTACGCAACGCAAGGCAGAACAGCCACAAATTAACTTGGCTGACCCAACTGCTGTTCAAACACAGCAATTGAAAACAATCAATCAATGGGAAGGCTTGTTGAAAGATGGTGGTGATGCTGTAACTGCATCTCGGGCAGGTGCTTTTTACAACGCTTTTGAGCTTGCAAAAAAGGGTAATGTCAACGCTGATGGCGCTTTGATTTACAACCTTGCAAAAGTTTATGATCCAGCAGGTGCTGTTCAGCAGGGTGACGTTAACACCATCATTGGCAATCGCTCAATACCCACCAACATTCAGTTGTTTGCACAGAGGCTAAAAGAAGGCGGCACGTTTACCCAAACAGAACGCAACAACATGAAGAAAATTATTGATGGCATGGTTGCAGAACGTAAGAAAGCAATTGAGCCATCTTTAAACACTTACCGAAAAATTAACAAGAATCTTGGTGGTGAAGATTCTGCAATCTACAATCCTTATGACCTGATAAAGCAACCAAAAAGCCTAGAAGAAATTTTAGGCATTGGTCGCCCAAGAGGAGGGCAGTGAAATGGATGAAAGCCAACGAATCAAAGAAGCCTTGGATGCTGGTTTTACTAAGGATCAAATCAGGGCAATTTATGTAAGCAATGGTCTTGCAGTGCCAAAAGAGATTGATGTAACTCCTGAAGAAAGACAAGGCGCATCGTTGTCTAAGGGCGCTCGTCTTGCTATGACGGCGGCACAAGGGCCGACACTTGGTTTTGCTGATGAGTTGGCTGGATTGATTCAGGCTCCATTTATTGCCAAACCTGGAGAATCTTTATCTGATGCTTACACTCGTGGGCGTGATGTTTATCGCTCTGGTGTTCAAAGCTATCAAGAAGAACAGCCAATCGGGTCTGCTGTTGCTCAAGGCGTAGCTTCATTGCCTTTGGGGATGCTTAACATTGGGCGCTCCATTGCACCTCAAGCTGGTCCCGTTTTAAGGGCTGTTGGTGCTGGTGGTTTGTTTGGTGCTGCTGCTGGCGCTGGTGGCGCACAGACTCCAGAAGAAATACCTCAAGAAGCTCTTGCCTCTGGCGTAACTAGTGCAGTTCTTGGTGGCGCTACCGAACTTGGCATGAAGGCTGTGAGACCTGTTGCCTCAGTCGTGAAGGCTCAAACTGGTCGAATGATTCCAGAGTCTTTCAGAGGGCTTGTTGGCGGGTCTTCTGTTGACATGGCTCGTAGGCGTGTTGCTGAAGCAATGATGAGGGATGGCGCTACACCTGACCAAGTTATTGCAAGAATGTCTAAACTTGGTGATGATGCGATTTTGGCTGAGTCTGCTGGTTACAACACCCGCGACTTGCTTGACACAATGGCAACGCTCCCAGGTCGTACTAAGAACTTCACAGAAGAATTAATCCGTCAACGTCAGTCTCAGCGTGGTGGTCGCATTGCAACTGCTGCCCAACAGCAACTGTCGCCAACTGGCGCTCGTTTGGCTGATTCTGTTGAATCGTTGATTACAAAACGTGATGTTGATGCAACGCCTCTGTATAACCAACTGAAGACTGTCACTGTTACGCTTGATGATGATTTGAAGCAGATTCTTGATGCTGCTAACAAACTTGGTGCGTTTGGTCGTGCTGAAAAAATCTCCACTGGTTTGCGTGAGCCTTTTACTTTGAAAGACTTTAAGAAAGCTACTGATGCCTCAATGACTGACTTGGATAAAGTCAAGCGTGGCATTGATGACATTCTTAGCAGTAAGGCCGCAACAAATGAGCGTGGTGAGATCAACGAGTTTGGTCGTTCTGTCGTAAAACTGAAACAAGATTTGCTTAAGCGTCTTGATGACGCAACTGTTGACCCAGACACTGGCGCATCTTTGTATAAGAACGCCCGTAACGCATACGCTGGCCCTAGTGCGCTGATTACTGCTGCTGAACTTGGCCGTACTGTGTTGAATAAACCTGCCGCAACCATCAGAACTCTTGTTAAAGACATGAGTGACTCTGAACTTGAGTCTTTCCGTGTGGGCGCTTATGAGGGTTTACGTGATTTGGCTGGCACTCAGTCTGGTCAAACTCGATTGCTGAATATGTGGAAAGAGCCAGCAACTCAAGAGCGATTGAAAGAGATTTTCCCAAGCGAACGTGCTTTCCGTGTGTTTGCTTCTGATGTTGCTGCTGAAGCACGAAAGAAAGATATTCAGTCTGTTGGTCGTGGTTCGCAAACTGCGGGTCGTGAAGCCAGGATGGAAGATGTTGGCCTTCAGACTCTCAAAGATACGGCTGATCTTGCTGCTGCTGCCAAGACAATGGACGTCAACTCCTTGGTAAATATGCTGTCAAGCAATATGAAAAGGACTGCTGTGCCAGAGCCTGTTCGTAATGAAATTGGGCGTATCTTAATGTCAAGAGCAACAAGTGGGGATGAAGTAAGAATCCTCCGCAACGTAATTGACAAGATGAAAAAAGATCAAGAGGCTCAAGCAATGACAAGCGGGATCATTGGAACTCAACTTGCTCCAGCAGCAGAGCCATTTACAGCAGCATTACGCTCACTTCTTCAGTAAGGATTAATCATGGCAAAAACTAAGATTTCAGAATTTAGCAGCACTCCTGCGAATAACACCGACATTGACAGCATTAACATTGCTGAAGGTTGCGCTCCAAGTGGCATTAACGATGCTATTCGTGAGCTGATGGCCCAACTCAAGGACTTCCAGACTGGTGCTGCTGGTGACTCGTTTAACGGCCCTGTGGGTACGACTACAGCTGCTGCTGGTGCTTTCACTACGCTCGCGGCTTCTGGCGTTGTAACGCTGTCTGGTGGCACTGCCAACGGCGTGGCCTACCTCAACGGCTCCAAAGTCCTGACCACTGGGTCTGCTCTGGTGTTTGATGGAAGCAACCTCGGCTTGGGGGTTACGCCGAGTGCGTGGGGGAGTGGCTACAAATCACTGGATATTTTTAGTTCAGTTGGCGGCTATGTCGCTTCAGGGAACTATACCATTTCGATTGGTCAGAACACTTATCAAAATAGTTCTGGACAGTGGATTTACAAAGGGTCGTCTTTCGCGCCATCTCGTTTTGATCAGTTCAACGGTGCATTCACTTGGTACACCGCCCCCTCCGGCACAGCAGGTAACGCTATTAGCTTTACTCAGGCGATGACGCTGGATGCGAGTGGGAATTTGTTGGTGGGGCAAACGAGCGCACGAGACCCCGGCGGTACAAGATCATTTGCAATTACAGGCACTGGTGTTGCTGCTTCACTTGATTTGACCTGCACGTCAACCGGAGGCCGAAGCTACGCCATCTACACAAGCGGTAGCTCCAACAACGGTCTTCAATTTTATGACCTGACTGCGAATGCCGAACGCGCCCGTATCGACTCCAGCGGTAACTTGCTGGTTCCCGGAATTTACAACCTGACAACAGGCGCAGGCGCAAACGTCCACGTTGCTTCTGACGGCACACTGTACCGTTCAACGTCTTCTTTGAAATACAAGACAGACGTCCAAGACACTACGCACGGCCTTGCCCAAGTCATGCAGCTTCGCCCTGTCACCTACAAAGGCAAAAATGATGGTGATGTGGTGTTCGGCGGCTTGATTGCTGAAGAAGTTCACGAGGCTGGCCTGACCGAGTTCGTGCAGTACGCAGAGGATGGAACACCTGACGCGCTGGCCTATGCCAACATGGTGTCGCTGGCCTTCAAAGCCATCCAAGAACAGCAAGCCATCATTAACCAACTCAAGGCACGTTTGGATGCCGCTAACCTGTAAGGAACCACCATGACCACCACTTGGAAAATCACCAACACTGACCGCCAAACCACCGATGGCTTTATTTTCTGTGTCCACTGGACAGCCTCACAGACAGACGGTGACTTCACTGCCTCAACATACAGCACAGTCAGCTTCACCAAAGAAGACGGTATCAACTATGTGCCATATGCCGACCTGACAGAAGCTGCTGTTGTTCAGTGGGTCAAAGACTCTCTCGGTTCTGAAGGCGTTGCTGCTGTGGACGCTGCTCTGGCTGCTAACATTGCTGACCAGAAGGCTCCTAAAGTTGCAAGCGGTACACCTTGGGAGTGATAAATGGCAACGGTGGACGCAACTGACGCAAAACTTGCAACACATGAAGCTGTTTGCGCTCAACGCTATGAGAACATTCAATCTCGTTTTGATGAAGGGTCTAAGCGCATGACTCGCATCGAATACATTTTGTATGCTTTGATTGCCGTTACTTTGCTCGGCCCTGGCGTTGCTGCCGAACTTGTTAAAAAGTTTTTTGGGCTTTGACAATGAGAGAATGGGCCGTTAGCTTTATCGCAGCGGCCCTTCTTGTTTGTCTAACATTGTGGACAATCAAATGCGTTTTGGAAATCTTCTATTGGCCTTAACCTTTGCCTCGTCTGCGATGGCTCAGGATACCGTTATCAGCTACCGTGGACAGCCGCCGCCTACAGCAATGGCTCCATCGGTTGCTGCAATGGGTAGCGACATTTGCGCCGTTCCTGTCTCTGGGGCTATTAGCTCAACAATTATTGGCGTTGCTGGCGGCACTACAGTAACTGACAGCAACTGCGAGCGCATCAAACTTGCACGAGAGTTGGCAAATCAAGGACTCAAGGTGGGTGCTGTTGCCATCTTGTGCCAAGACATTCGAGTATGGGAGGCCATGATTGAATCTGGTAGCCCATGCCCTACTCTTGGATTAATTGGTGATGCAGCACAAGTTGAGTGGGTTAAACGTCATCCAGAAAGGTTCAAGAAGCTGTATGGCAAGGTTCCTACTTTCGCTGCTGCTCCTTCTGGGGACAAGTAATGCTCAAGCGTGTTTTTGCACTTATCCGGCGGGTGATGGTAGGTGCTATGCAAACGCTGGGTGTTGGGCGTGTCAACCAGGCGCATACAACACAACTTGGCAAAAGCAATTTTGTTACGGATTCGCTCCCGCACCAACCTGCACATATTCAGCAACCACTGAGCAGCGATCCTGTCCTGTTAACTTCAACGGAACAGAAACATGGAAGCGAGAGACAAACTGTGTCGGTGGAACCTCCGTTGAAAGTGGATGGTTCAAAGTCTCAGACACCTGTACGCCAGCCCCGCCAACCTGCCAAGCAAGTGTCGAAACCCGCCAAGAAGGCTGTCTCCAAAACCAAAGCGGCAGCAAAACGTACACCCGTCAAAGCACCTGCCAAAACCCCTATGGACAGCCCGTCTGGGGCCAATGGCAACTGACACAGGACGTTTGCAAATGGAACCCGCCAACTTGCCAGATCAGCACTCAAAGTCAGACGCTATCGTGCCAAGCGGGGTTCACGGGCAGCATAACTCAGTCAATGATGAGTACCTGCCCCGATCCGTATGGCAACCCGGTGTGGTCAGGCGTTTGGCAGACTATATCCAACACTTGCGTGAAGTCGATGACGAATCCAACCAACGTCCTCTCGCCAGTCAGTCCAGTGAGTCCGCTAAACCCGAGCAGTCCCGTCATGTCTGCACCCGCAACCCCCATCGCACCTGCAACTGCTATGCCGGGGTCTGTGCAGACGATGATGCAACCTACCGATACGCCAGAGGCCCCTTCCTCTCAACCCCCAAGCCAAACCAGCTCGGGAACTTCAACTGCCCCATCGACAACAAGCTCTGCTCCTCAGACGTCTGCCGGGAGTGGTGCGAGAGCAGCGGCCCTAGTCCAGAGGCTAACTCTGATCGGGGCAATGCCTCGACAACCAACAATAGTTGAATCAATCGTTTTTAAGCAGGAACTACCCAATGAGTACAGAAGACAGCAAGACTTTCTCCTTGAGCTTGTCACCGCAGATGATGCTTGGCTTGATCCTAACGGCCCTGCCGGTGATCGGTGGCGGAGGCTACGCGGGAGTGACTTTCTACAACAAGATGATTGAAACAATCGAGGCTGTGGATGACTACAAGCCTTACAACGATACAGAGTTGCGTGAGAAAGTAACAGCGTTTGAGATCGAAATGAAGTCGGTCAAAGAGCGTCAATTGGCTATTGCTGAACAGGCTGTTCGTATTGCAGAGAAGTCTTCTGATGCGATTGCTCTGGCCCGTGAGACAAAGGCTGTTGCTAATGGTGCTGCTGCCGAAAATGCTGCTTTGAGCCGTGAAACAAAATCTAGTGTTGAGAGTGCAAACCGTGAAATTCAGACTAGACTTGCCGCACTCAAGCAAGACCTGGACAGCACTGCTGCCTCGTTGCGCTCAGAGATGAACGCGCTCAAACGAGCAACTATTAACCCAATGTCCAACCGTTAAGGAGTTTCCATGATTACCAGCTACAAAGGTCTTTCCCCTGATGAGATCGAAGTCCGTGTTTGGGCTTTTGTCGTCAAGTCAATCACCATCCTTGTGTTGGGCATTGCTTTCGGTGTTCTGTGGGCTATTGCATTTGAAGAACAATCAACCGTCTTGGCCCCGATTGATGCTGTTTTCTTGGAAATCCTGAAGGCCATTGCTTTCATGGGTGTTGGCACTCTGGGTGGTATCTCTGGCCGTAAAGCAGTCAGTGCTGTTGCCAAGAAAATGTCTGAAGATGAGGAGCAACAATAATGCTGCCTGTTATTGCCTCAATCGTTTCTGGTCTCATCCAGAACAATATGCACAAAGTCGCTGATGCCGTGATGGACAAAGGCGTTGATTACGTTGAGCAAAAGATGGGCATCAAACTCAAGCCAGAGGGTGAGGCCACCAAAGAGGACTACGCCAAGTGGAACGCTGAAGCTGCCAAGCATGAGGAGTTCATGGCTGAAATGGACCTAAAGAACATGGAAGGCGCTCGCAATATGCAGCTTGCCGCCATGCAGTCTGAAGACCCGCTTGTTCGCAGGTTCGCTTATTACTTCATGGGGTCTTGGTCTTTGTTCGCCATGATCGTTATTCCGTGTTTGATATGGCTACCTATCCCAGAGGGTCAAATGCGCTTTGCTGATGCCTTCCAAGGATTCTTGCTGGGCACTATCGTGGCTGGTATGTTCCAGTTCCTCTTGGGTTCGTCTTTGGGTAGCCGTAACAAGGACAAGAAATGATTACGCTGGAAAAGCTAATCGCTGCTGGTGTAAAGGCTAACGTGGCTGAAACTTGGTTGCCTTTTGTCCAGCAAGCGTGTGAGCGTTATCAGATCAACACCAGAAATCAAGAGGCTGCGTTTATTGCTCAATGCGCCCATGAGTCTGGTGGTTTCACTATGCTTGAGGAAAACCTGAACTATTCAGCAGCAACAATGTCTGTTGTATGGCCCAAGCGGTTCGCTGAAGTCGGCCCTGATGGCAAGCCAAAGAAAGACAAGGGCAAGAACATTCCCAACAAGTTTGCTATTGCTTTGCACCGTAAGCCTGAGCTGATCGCCAACACTGTTTACTCAGGACGAATGGGCAATGGCCCTCTTGAGTCTGGTGAGGGCTGGAAGTACCGTGGCCGTGGTCTTAAGC